GGAGGAGCTGGCTGCCAAGATAGAAGATAAGCGAGCCAAATCCAAGAAAGACAAGTCGTCTCCAGTTAAGAGCAGAGAATCTGCCAAGGCCGGTAGTGCCGAAGCGGCTAGCCGTGTCAGCAAGCAGCGCGATATCGGTGCTTATGCTGGTAATGCGCTGGAAGAAGAAGAGGTGGAGCTGATTGGCAATCTGCTTATTGAGGAGGTATACAACGGCTGGGTCACTCTTCCTAGTGGTACGCATATCTTCGTAGGTGAAGGTGGTGAAATCACCAAGGGTCCGAAAGTCGAAGGCGAAGGGAAAAATCATCGTCTCTACGGAGCGTTGGCTAAGGGTAAGGAAGGTGAGGGAAAGGAAGGCAAGGCCGGCAAGTTCAAGGACAAGGACGAAGAGCGCCGCTTTCAAGAGGCTAGTAAGCGAACTGACAGGAGAGCCGAAAAGAGGTTTGCTAAGGGTGAGAAGGCTGCCAAAAGAGATAGTAAGGCCCTCACCAAATTGCTTGACAAGATCGGTGACAAGCCAAACGTGGTGCCGACGCTAGGGGAAAAAGACCGCGTACTCGACGCGCTCCCGGCTAATACTCCCAAGCCAAATGAAGGTGAATCAAAGAAAGGCTGGTTTGGCCGTCTCAAGAGTTTCTTTAGTGGTAATGCCGTGCCAGGCCAGGTCAAGTCCGAGGTGACAGGACGTTGGAAGCCTTATGGGGCCGGTCATGGGAAGGGGCCAGTGCATGAATCGGCTCAAGCCGGGTTTATGGTCCTCACCGATGACGATAAGCAACGTGGCTCGTCTGCTGCACAGCAAGCGGCTGAGGGCCATAACCCGGTGTCTTGGGTAGAAGACGAACCGACCTGGGATAGAGCAAAATCTGCCGCTGATAAGGGCGGCTATGAGGGCGGTACTTACTGGGCAGTGGTATCCCATATCTACAAGAACATGGGAGGCGCTATCAAAACTGACAACGCTCTTATCACCCTTGGTGATATCCTCAACGCTAATCCAGAGGGTTGCAACCAACACACCGGACCTGGCTGTGGTGGTGGGGAAGGCGATCAGGCCAAGAAAAGTGGAGAGGTAGGTTTCAAACTGGTACACGCTCTCACGGCTTATGACCGCTCGCGTGCTGGTAAGAAGAATTATAACCCTCACGCTCTAGGTCACTACATGAAAGCTGTTAGTGGCATACGCAAGGAAGTAAGTAAGGGCCGCAATGTCCGTGAATCTATCATGTCTAACCTTACCGGCCGGCTAATGGATCGGGCGCTAAAGGCAGTAGGCGAGCCTAAAGCATCCAACGAGGAACACATGATGGCTGGCCGAGGTAAGTTTTCCGCCTGGGATGATGACGACGAAACCACAAACTCACTGGAGGTAGCCATGAATCGTGAAGAGAAAATCAGGTCCATCACCGCCAATTGCACTTGCTGGAAAGGCAAGGAGAAGTTGCTGGCTAACAAGGAGGTGTTTACAGACGCCGACCTTGATAATCTCCTGGCTACCAATTCGGCAGTGCTGACTGTCAACTCGCTCAAAAAGGAATTCAAGTTGGCTGACTCTGTTACAGCCAATGAGATGCCGGAAGCGCTCAAGGCTGCTATGGTCAAGAAGGGTGCTCCGGCAGTGGCCGAAGAGGAGGAAGTGGAAGAGGAGGAGGAGGAAGTAGTGGCGCCGGTGGCTAAGGTGGCTGCAAATGCCGCCAAGCTGTCCGCTGCCGATCAAGCGGTACTCAACTATGGTCGTAAGGCGCTCACGCGCGATAAGCAGCGCCTGGTCGGCAGACTGGTAGCCAACGTCAAGGACGATGCCAAGCGTCAGCGCCTGGCTACCAATTTCATGAAGAAAGACCTCGACGAATTACAAGACCTCGTATCCGTGCTGCCCAAGGGTGAGGTCCAGACGCGCAACGAGGAAGATCAGCAACCGCAAGGCTGGTTCTTTGGGGCCGGCAGTGCTCCGCCAGTCACCAACGCCGGCGACGATGCCGACGATATCGCCAGCATGACACCGCCGACTACGAATTATGCGGAACTAGCCAAGTCTAATCGGTAGGGGCTACCTCCCATACCGGGTGATTTGTTGCGTCACTATATGGCCTACTGGAATCTCTGATAGGAGAACATAGCAATGGCTCTTGGAAATGAAATCGTTGTAACCGCCAACCCGAAAGGCAACTTCCGGCAAGTCAAGATTGACGGTACTCCCAAGCCGGGCACTATCTTGACTCCCAAGCCCGGAGCAACTATCGACGCCAACGGTATTCAAGAATATGAGCCGGCTGGTGTCTCAACTGGTCTCATGACCGCTGATGGCACGCGCATTCCCATTGCAATCTTGCTGTCTGACGACTATCAGGGCAAGACAGCAGCCGACGCCTATGTAGACGGTAATATGGCTACCGTCTACTTCCCCATCGCCGGTGACGAATTGAATGTCCTCTTCCTGAACGAAACGGGCACCGCCGATGACGTGGTAGCCGGCACTACCCTCTTGATCGTTGACGACGGCACCGGCAAGGTGATTCCCACCGCCGGCTCTCCGGAAGCTGAGCCGTTCCTGGCCTTGGAGAGCTATACCGACCCGACTGCCGATAAGCTACTTCATGTGCTCTACACCAGCTACTAAGGTTTAGGTATCAGCGCCGGTTTACAATAACCACTACCTCCATAAGGAGAGACTGACATGCTGCAAGGGTACAATCTTATGGACGCCAACGTGCTTGGCGGTCCTGCCAACAATGGCTTCGTGAATGACTTTCAGTTGCTCCGCGATCCGGGTATGCGCCGGCCCTTCTTCGATGACCACGGGCAGCCGTGTGTTATCGTGAATACCGGCCGCTGGACCACCGAAAAGGGTGAGCGCAAGCCTATCCGTGAACGGCATCGCGTGCTGGACCTTCTCAGCCGTGGCTATGTCGATCCGGTCCTGCTGACCGCCAACGCCACCAGCCTCCGTAAGGAACAGTGGATTCAGCTGGACACGGCTATCCATAAAGCCTTCCGCGCTCGCCTGCGCGCTTGGGCCGACCTTGCAGCCGCCAACACCTATGGCGGTTTCAATGGTATGGGCAAGATGACCCTCGAATATGAGGCGATGAGCGATCCCGGCTATGCCATCGTGGATATGGACGCCATGACCGAGGAACGTGCCGATAGCCCGCTGAATCGGCTCCGCTCCCTGCCGCTGCCTATCACTCACGGTGGTTTCTGGTTTAGCCAGCGTCGGTTGGAAATCAGCCGAGGTAGTGACACCCCTCTCGATACGATCATGGGGGAAGCCGTTGCTCGCCGCATTGGTGAGACGGTGGAGATGACTACCATCGGCACCCAGGCCGGTATCAATTATGGCGATCAGTCGGGCGGCATAACGGCCCATGATACCACAGCCGGTACTTACACCGGTACGCCGATGGCTTCCACGGTGTATGGCTACATCAATTACCCGCACCGCATTACCAAGACGGGTATGGACAAGCCAACCAAATCCACCTGGCACCCTGGCGTACTGGTCAACGATGTGCTGGCTTGCCTGGAATTGCTGCGTGAAAATCTCCAGTACGGTCCCTTCATCGTCTACAATAGCACGGACTGGGATCAGTACCTGGACAACGATTACTACCGCGAAATCACGGGCGGTAGCGCTGTAGCTCCGTCCAAGACCCTACGCCAGCGCATTCGTGAAATCGACGGTATCAATGATATGCGCCGGCTTGACTTCCTCGTTCCGGCTGCTGTCCACAAGGCCGTTGGCGTTAATCCCTTTACGATGGTGTTCGTGGATATGTCCGGCCAGTCGGCTCGCGCCGTCCAGGGCATGGATATCACCACGACCCAATGGCCCAGCGCTGGCGGAATGCGGCAGAATTTCAAGATTTTCTGCATTAAGGTTCCGCAGATGATGCACGACTATAATGGGCGCACAGGTATTCTGCAAGCTACCTGGACCGTCTCCTAAGACGGCTAACACCTCGCCCATTTCTCTTTCTTTTTCAGGGAGCAAGGTATGAGTAATACAGTCTCAACTCAGCCGGTCAAGAAGCGGAAATTCAGGCTTCTCGCCGGCTTTCACAATGAACAGACTGGCTATGACCAGCATGGCGTACCTATCACCAGAACGTATGCGCCTGGTGATATCGTGGAGTCCAATGAGGACTTGGCCATGATGTTCAACACCAGGGCCTCGACCAAGTTCGGCCGGGTCTACAAAGAAGCCGAAGAGGAAGAGGAGTCTAACAGGCGCGAAGCGCAGGAGACCGACAACCTGGAATCGCTCACGCTCAAGCAACTCCAAGCGTTAGCCGAGGATGAAGCTTTGGCTATCGAGGGCGATCCGCGCAGTAAAGCCGATTTCATCGCTGGTATCCGCAAGGCCAGACAAGGAGCCTAACTTTGTCCCTACGCAGCACACACGATTTGGTAAAGGGAGTATTAGCCGGTGGGCGCGACTATGATGATGTCGCTTCACCGGCTCTCACTCCTTATATCAGATCGGCTAACCTGATAGTGACGCGCGTCAATGAGTGTGCTATACGCAAAGGCGTTACGCTCTCCACTGCTGAGCTAGTCGAGATTGAGACGTGGTTAGCCGCCCATATGTATGCCATGTCCGATCAAACCTACGCTAGCAAGAGTACGGGGGGAGCCAGTGGCAGCTTTCATGGGCAAACTGGCTTGTACCTGGACGGCACCAAGTATGGGCAAACGGCCCAAACCCTGGACGCCAGCGGTTGTCTAGCCGCCATAGGCAAACAGGCTCGCGCCCGCATAGCATGGCTAGGTAAGCCAAAAAGCCAACAGGCTCCATACTCCGACCGCGACTGAGTGAGATAGTCTATGCCTCCAGTAGAGTTAATGGGACGGCATCAGAAAGCCATCTACTGGCCGGCTACGGCTACTCGCAATCGCTACGGTCAGCAGATCGTGAGCGTGACACTGCGTAAGGAATTACAGGTTCGCTGGGACGATATGACCCTCAAGGAGAATCTTTCTCCTGACTCAACCAAGAAGACCAGAACGGCTACGGTGATTGTCGATAGGGAACTAGCCATGCGAAGTCTCATGTGGCTAGGTAGTGAGGATGATTTACCGGCTGGCGGTATCCCTACCAGCGACCTACTCGAAATCACCGAGGACTTGTCCGACCAGGATATCAAGGGGCGAGTAACCAAGTGGGCTTATGGCTTATCACGCTACACTGATACTCTACCGGTGTCTTGATGATTACTTTCCTAATCGTCATGCTGATTATTCGGCTTATCCGTAGGCTATACGACGATGAGACAATCGTAGCCAAGATACTAGCCAGATACCCAAGGCTGAACGAAAAGGAGCTACGCAAGGCCATTCGCAAGCTGCGTGGGGTGGTAAATGGCTGAGATACTAGGAATCAATGCAGTCCTGAGAGCGCTGAAAAAATCCGCCGCTCTAGGCAGCAAGGAAGTGGTAGTAGTAGTCGGCTTCACCCAGAGCTATGGCATATACGTGCATGAGAATTTGGGAGCGAATCATCCAGTAGGACAGGCCAAGTTCTTGGAGCAGCCGGCTAGAGAGATGGCAGGTGACATTGCAACCGTAGTGAGAACAGCCTTGAAAAGAGGAGCTACTTTGGAACAGTCTATGCTCCTAGGCGGTCTCAGATTGCAAAGGGAGAGTCAGAAGCTAGTACCAGTGGATACTGGGGCCTTGAAAGGGAGCGCTTTTACGGCTTTAGAGGATGATGCCGATGCTGCCGCTGAGGAGGCTTTTAGCAACTCTCAGGCGATCAGAGAACAGGCACTAGCCGATAGAAGGAAGAAAGAGTAATGCCCGGCACGCTCACTCATAGTCCCGCCGATATCATAGCCCAGCTGTTGGTCGATATTGGCTATGGCATCGACCCTACGGCTAATGGGGCATGGCCGATTTTCACGGATGTAGAACCTGACCTCCCCGATAATTGCATCACTTGTGGGGATACCAGTGGACAGCTGCAAGGTCGCTTCATGTTCGACGGTAAGGTCCAGGGGATGGATGGCGTACAGGTGCGCGTGCGTGGGGCTACTCAACCTATCGCTTTCGTCAAGGCTAATGCTATAGCCGAGGCTTTGAGCGCTGTCTATCAGAAGATCGTCCATCTAGGCGGCTCCAATTACGAAGTGCATAGCATTAGCCGTACTAGCTTTGTCGAGTCGCGCGGTAAGGACGCCCCTAGCAGCAAGCGTAGCCTGTTTTTCATAAACTGTCTCGTACACGTAGAAACCGACTAAGGAGTAATAAATGGCTGCCCCAGTCCCAACCGCCAGAGTGGCCCCCAACGGAAAGCGCCTCAAGACTGGCTATAAGAGCCTACTCACCATGTCGCGCGTGCCGAATATCGCGCTATGGGAAATCACGGTGAAGCCGCCAGGATTTGATGGCGGCGATCCGGTCGATACGACCACGATGCACAACGAGGACTGGCGCACCAAGGCACCTCGCTCGCTGGTCGAAATGACCAATGGTACAAGCAAGTTCGCTTTTGATCCGAAAATCTACGTCGATATCCTCAGTGTGCTGAACATTGAGCAGACCTTGACGTGGCGCTTTTCGGACGGCTCAACCTTGGCTGTCTTCGGCTTCTTACGTACCTTCGACATTGACGATATGTCCGAGGGTGATATGCCGCAAGGGGCAGCCGAAATCGAAATCACCAATACCGATCCGACCACGGGCGCGGAAACGCCTCCGGTGCTGACCGAAGTGACTGGTACCTAGGCTGGCTGTTTTTCCGGTTCCACTTATGGGGGTAGTAAAGCGCCAAGCGAATCAGCCTCTGTTCCGTTTAGGCGCACCTACCCCCTACCTTATCCCAGGAGCATTGCAATGGACTCTCAGAACGGTAGAATGGAATTCGATCTAGCCAAGATCGAAATTCCGGTCAAGATCGGCGACGTTGACTATATCCTCCGCGAGGCCAACGGGGAAGCCGCGAAAAAGTATCGTAGCGCTTGCCTGTTCGGGACAGAGATGGATATGGACGAAGCTACGGGCA